CAGTCGGTACAGCACCTTGGACATAGATGTTCAGGTTGGCACCACCAACAGCGGTGACGTTGATCGAAGCGTGGTCGATGATCAAAACATCACCATCAGTCTGAGCTGCTGCAAAATTAACAGCATCAGCAGGATCTGCGGTGGCTAAGACACAGTTCCAGAAGATGGGACGAATGAAGAGCAAACGCCGTTCAACATCAGTGGCGTTTGGGCCATAGACAAAACAAACGTCCACATGAGCCGCTTTCCGCAAGAAAGTGCAGTCAACAAAGGAGCAATCTCGAGCTACCTTACCAGAAATTATCTCTCTGGTGAGCAGAACATTAGGCAGCTCTATACCAGCTGCGCCCTTTTCGTTTACTAAATCCCCAAAGGTGCAACCATAGAACTGACTGGAATCACCATTGAGGAGAACTTCCGCAGTGAGGTCGGTGGTGAGCAAGGCAGACTTATAGAACTCACAGTTGTTGTACCGAGTATACTCACCAGCCTCGGCCACGGTAAAAAGGTTTGTAGCTAAGGTGTTAGAGTTGCTAAACTTAATACCCGTGAAGGTGTTCCTAACACCTGTGTTCTTCAACGTAGCAATATCCGTAGCTGCTGTAGTAACACCAAGACTAACTCTTGCACCAGCCCCATAACCCAACCCAGGAGGCGGTCCATTACAACCAAATACATGGACACGGCTCTTGGAGAAGTCGATCATGGCTGTTTCGACAACCTCAGCATAGCCATTGATGAAGATATAGTCGTTGTTGTTAGTGGTACAAGCATCATGGGCAGCGCTGAGGGTTTTAAACGGAGTCTCAGGAGACTTACCATCCCATGCATCACTACCAGCACCATAATCAACAAACCAAATGTTGCCAAAGGTCGGAGGAATCCCACCAAATGCAGGCATCCCAAACGAGGTAATTCCATTAGGAAAGTTAGTGTAGCCCATAACGATACCCCCTATGCTCCAGCATTGCCATACAGGCCGATGGGGTAATTAATCTCCGTCGAGATACGAAAACGAGTTTTAAACTTAGCATCGCCCGTGTCGAAGTCGCCCTCTTTGCCAAAGGTTACGCCGACACGCTCGAAGTGGATGAGCCCAGTGGACATACGAGCATTATCCCCAATGAGGAACCATGCGGTGGAGGAGGTCAGATACGGCCAAACCACCAAGCGCAGGGAGGGACGAGCCCGTTTAGTAGCGTTAATAACGTTGTTGGCATTTTCAGGATTGCCAACAGATTCGAGGAGCTCAAGGGCCTTGTACTCAAGAGCCGGCGGGACGAGAAGGGTCATGGGAGTCTGCATAATCTTCTTCCCACGGTTGTCAACCTGAGATTCAAAGGCCAAGATAGCGTTCTGGAGGGTGGAGTAAGAGAGAGCAGAGGCAGTAGCGAGGTTGCTCCAAGTACCTCCGTCGAGGCGGACATGGGTGCCATAGAAAATAGCAAGACCACCGCCAGTGGTGTGGTAAGTCGTCACAAAGCCAGTGTTGAAAATCTCAGCAACGGCAATATGACGAGTCTCACGAGCGGAAACTCCAAGCTCCCGAGCACCGTCTTTCATCACGTTGTAGAGATCGTCTTCAATGGCCTCCTCAGTGATCCGCATCCCAAGAGCATAAGTATCATGCACCCAGGTTTTCTTCGGACCTTGAATACGAGCGTCGAAGGTAACAGGATCACCCTCACCCTTCTTAGGAACAGTCCCAAGACCGGAGAGATATGAACACTCTTCCTTGGCCTTTTCAGACCGTTCGACCTTAACCAAATCCCGCCATACCTCCGGGTAGCGTTTGTACTCTTCGGTCATAAGAGCAAACAGCCCCGGGACATATGCCTGGGAGAACATGGACCGATTTTCACGAGACATAGTTTAATCCTCCCTCGCCTACGCTAATGCCACGGCCAGAGAGCCGGACCCAAGTTGAGAGTTGAAAATACGAACAATCCATTTGCCATAGTTCGAGGCTGCGCCAGCGGCAGAGACTGCCATATAAGCACCGGCGTCGATGTCATAGTGGTTCACAGCGGGGAAGATGAGCTGGATGGGACGAGTAGCAGTGTTATCTGCCGAGTCGGAGTCGATTTGACAATTGCCAATACCAGTGGTGGTGTTGGCGGTGCCAAAGGCTACGTCACAAGCACCCCAGTTGTCGGTGATCATCAAGCTCGAAGTGTCTCCATCCTCCATCATGATGAAGAAGAGGTTGGGGTCCATGGTGACAAGAGCGAAGTATTCATACGTAGCCCCAGGAGAAGCGCCCATGTACTGAACAGGAAAAAGCCGTTCAGACCGCAGACTCTTGGGAGTCTCTTGACGATAAAGTCCCAAAATAACACCCAACCAAGCACCAGTGGTACCACCACGCTCAATCCGACCTGCGGTTACGCCAATAGCAGGGTCGAAATGGTAGAGAGCAGTGCCATAGTTATTGGTAATGGGCAGAATCATTGCCGTTTTTTGGGCCTCTGCCATATACAGAGGCTTGATCCCAATAGGGATATTGGTGTTGGCCACTTTTAGTACCTCTCTTTAGTGTTCAAAATCTGAACACTTTTATTTTCCTTGAAGATTTCCAGGTTTTAAGTCTTTAGCTTCTGGAGCATGGACGCCAGCTTCTTCATAGGCATAGACATCAATGCCAGAGCCTCCACGGTCCTCTTCGGATTTAGTGTAAGTAATCTCATAGCCCCTATCTTGCTTTCCAGCAGAGATAGAAGAAACGTTCTCTGCATGCCTTTGTACTGGATAGGTTCTGAGCTTATCATCTAAATCCTTAGGACGAAACATTAAAAACATTCCTTGCCGTTCTACAGCTCCATGGTCTCTGAAATCACGATCGTTGATTTTGCCCTTTGTACAAGAGCTGGTCCGAGTAACGATCTTGAAATGACCAACCTCCATAGCTCTGTAGCGTCCGATGTCGTCTCTAAGATCGACCCATGCGAATCCATACTCCTTTTGGTTGCACCAGCTGGGAAACTCATGGGGGTCTCTGTGTCTGTATTCAACCTCAATCTCTGAGGCTGTAGGAAAATCCTCATCATCTTGATCCATGACCATGCGGTTGATAAAATCCTTATCATTCGGCTTGGTCAACGCTTTATCCAGAACTTCTCTCTCTTTAGCCATTTTAAGACCTCCTTACAAACTTAGCATAGGTTTCGGGTTTTACTCCAAACTTCCGTGCTGCATCTAATTGGACCTGAGTAAGCCCATGCCCTTTGCCAACCTTCTCAGAGGTCCGAGTTCTATCAAGAACTCTCTTGTTAACGACATCCTTCGTCCCTTTGGGTTTGTCACCCTCTTTAGACTTAGCCTTAGCTGCGTTGGTGAGTCGATATATTGCATAAGCTGCAAGTTTGCCAATGGGATGGTCTCTGAGGCCTAAGTTCCCTGCCATCTCCTCAAGGCCAACTCCAATCTTTGGATTTGCAGCAAGGTAGCCATCTTCGTCATCAGCGAGGACTCTATTAGCAACTCCAGAGAGCTCAGAAGACCAACGCTGATGGTTCATGTCCTTTACAGTGGAGTCCTTAATCTCCAAAGCCTTTTGTTCGGAGAGGTATTCTATTACATTAAGGAGCACCTCAGGGTCATCTTTATGCTCTGTGAGAATCTTGGCAATTTGACTCCGAGTGAGCTTTTCAGATTTTTCCTCAGTTGCTTTCTTAGGCTCTTCTCTCCGAGTGGAAAGTTTAATAATTTGATCTTTGAGTTCACCAATCTCTCTTCTAAGTTGATCAGCCTCTTTTACATCTGATTCAACCTCTTTGTCCTCCCCTTCGACTTCAACCTCAAAGTCCTCCTCAGTTGTTTCAGGTGTAGTCTCAGCCTCAGTTTTCTCCTCAGTTTCAACCTCAATTTCATCTACAGAGAAACTTTGAGGCTCATAAATCTCTTCCTTTCTTGCAGCTTCGGTCTCGCCGGGCATGGATTAGCTCCTTTTAAAGATTCTATCAAGAAGGCGTTTGAAGCGAGAGGAGTATTGTTTGTCAACAACGTCTACCTCCTCCGGCTTTACAGCCATCTGATGCTCGTAGTCATAAGTTATGTTGCGAAGTTGGTCTATACGACCTTTCAGTTCCACGAATTTGATAAAGGACTCAGGCTTTGAGCTATCGAGGAAGAACATTTGTTGAAAAGATTTAAGCATCTCATCCTCAATGAGATCCAAATAAACCTGCCATCCTGGATGGTTGAGGAGTTCTTGAAATTCCTCAAACCGCTCTTGGTTAGGTTCCACTCTTTTCCTCCTTTGGCGGGTTAAATTGCGCCTCTCCAGCTTGAGCACCAAGCTGAGAGATAAAAGTTTCAGCGTTTTTAGCGGTGAAGCCTTGGGCGACGGCTTGCTTGGCCATGTCCTCAGGGATGCCCATTTGGACCATGGCTTTGATCTCTGCTTGTTGCATCATCCATTGCTGGACGATTTGAGCCAATTCGGGGTTGATGTACTCTTGAGCCTCTTTGCCATAAGAATGGAGGAGGTCCTTGACCACTTGCATGGGATTGAGGATGTCCATGAAGGGTTGCATAGTGGCGACGAGGGACTCTGTTTCTTGCCTGTCTACAAAGCGGTTGGAGGTGATGTCGGAGCCTACGAGTTCAAAGAGGAACTCGTCGGTAGAGGAGTACTTTAGAATAGGAGCCCCTGTGATTTTAATCTGATCCTCTATAGACATGTTAGAGACACAGAGGTCATGGATGTCTTTGAATAGTTCGACGAATTCTAAGTGAGTAAGCCCACCTCTGTACTCAAACTTAATCTTTCCCTCTTGGAGAATAGCCAAAGTGCCAGTGGCAGTGGAGCCCTTCTTTCCAGCGACTTGAGACTCTCGACCTTGCATATAGTCAGTGACGTTGAGAGTACGCTCGAAGAAGGATATGAATTGCATGATGAGAGGGATGAATTGAGTTGGTTGGAACATGGAGAGGTTGGGGAAGTTAATGGCTTCGGGGTTGTCTATTTCGATGAGATTACCAGGGAAGACTTGGACTTTGTTTCTCTTGAGGCCAGACATGCCCCTCTTAATAAACCCCCATGGAGTCATGGTAATATCAGCCGAGTTGACACACCGATTCCACATGGCGTCAACGCCAATTTGAATTCCACAGATGAGAGTATAGAGGGGATAGCCCCATGATATACCACGGCGTTTGAGGAATCTCATCCGTCGAATGGGCTTCTTGTTTTCGTCTATAACCTCTATTTGTTCTCGAATGCGGAAAATCTTAAAGGTGGTCCGCTCGACAAGAACTATGAGGTTCTCATCAATTTGATCGTCCCCAAAGAAGTCGTATTTGATATAAGCTTCGAGGAATTCAATGGGTTTTTGACGCTCGGTGTAGGATTGAAAGTAGTCTTGAACACCTTCGGTTTCTTGCTGAGTAGTCTTAAGCGTCTCAGTGGCGACGTACCGAGAGAGGTTCTCAGGAAGAACCCAACCTTCCTCGGTCTGAGCCCTCTGTTCCAACTCACCTATCGTGAGGTTGCCTATGTAGCGAATGACAGGAGCAGACTCCCAATCTTCATCATTGACGTCATCGGCCATCCAGACATACTCTACGGGGACCATCTGGATATCAGGGCCTTGGGAAGTAAGCTCTTGGATTTGTTTGGAGTAACCGTTGGAGGCTGAAGGGTCTGGAACGTTGCGACGGATCTTTTTGCTCTCAACCTTCCATCCGAGGACGACGAAGACGGTGCCGTCGATGAGCTTCTCATGGACTAAGTCGGGGACAAGACCCTTGACTTTCACTTTGTGCTCAAGGATGAAGTTGTCAAAGAGGTCTATCTGATGAGCCTCATCGTCAGTAGAAGCACCCAATAAACGTTTGGCCTTTATGTAAGGCTCTTTGCCTATGACAGCTGCAACGAGGCGAGGTTCAACTTCGTCGACTCCCATGGTGGTGAGGGGAGCTATCATGTTAGAAGCGTTGGGCCATGGGAAATCTGTCTTCTCTGTTTCTTGGTAGTAGGCCCTTCGACTCTCTTTAATAGTAGCAAGCATCTTGGCCCGGACGGGAGAGCCATCGAACTCATCGAAGAGAGAACGAATGTATAGAGAGAGCTTATTGAGCTTATCCTCAAGCTCTCTTTGGGCCTCTGCTTGGAGTTGAGCCTCTTGCTCAGGATCAAGCATGGGGTCCATGGAAGGTTCAAGCTCTGAACCAAAGATGTTACCTACTGGAGAAATTAAATCAGGCATTTAGTACCTCGATAGGATGTTCATAAGCTCTTGTATAGCATCTCGTTGGTCTGGAATGTTACCACCTTTTATACTATTAGCAACATCCACTCCATGATAGCCAGAGGCGGTGTAGACATCCTTAAACCCTGGCTTGGCACGATACTCCCACCAGTATGGAGCAAGTACATCTTTGTTGAACTTGTTTAAAAGGGCGTGGCTAAAACCCTCGGCAAAGCCTTCTACAGAGGGCCTTGCAAACTCATCAAGATCACTTGTCCATCCTGCTAAGTTTCCAGAGCCACCAGTAAAAGCATGGGCTCCTTCATGGGCGTAAGAGATGGCAGGACTGGAGAGCTTCTTTTCAAGGGGGTGGGTATAATATTTTGGATACGTTAGAGTGATCTCTCCTGGCTTAGCTCCTATCAACTGTTCAGGGAGGTTTTTATACTGATCTCTGAAAGCGTCTTCGAGACCCGTGATCAAAGATGAGTTTCTCACAGACGGATAGCTCTCAGTGAGAGTCTCAAGAGCCCTTTTGTCAGACTTAGACAAACTTGCAAAATGTTCAGGGCTTAGTTTTTTAAGAAAAGGCTCTGTCCGTTTCCAAAGAGCTGCTATGGGGATTCCATAATCAGCTCCGGTTTCTGTCATGGCCTGAACCCCTTGAGCAACAGCCTTACCCACTTTACTCTCATTCACCCATGTGGTGAAGTCTTGAGCTTGAATGTTCAACCCCTCCTGCCCTGGAATGGCAGTAGCCTCTGACAAAGCACCAAGAGCCCCCATGCCCTTTTGTTTCAAGACCTCAAGGCCCTTTTTGAAAAGCTCCATATCGGGCTTTTGGGTGAGGACTTCTGAGAGGTAGTCAAATGGCATGGGACAGTCCTCTAAAGTGTTCGAAATATGAACACTTTTGTTTTCACTTGTGGCTTTATATCCTCAAGAGCCTCAAGAGCATCTTGGAGTCCCCAATAGGCGTCTTCGAGGGCGGAGACGTTGAAGCGCTCTTTCTCGGAGGGAATCTCTTTAGAATAAACTGTCGCTGTCAACCCATCAATGAGCCATTGGAGAATGTGTTTGTATAGCCTAAGTTTCCAGTTAGACATGAGTATGCTCAAAGGCCCAATCCATCATGTACTCATCCTTTGCTCGAGACAACAAGCCAAGGTGTTCTCTCCTTGTAGTTCCTACCACGTGCCAAAGGATTTGTTTGGTATACTCAGCCGTTTCATCAAAAAGTATGACAACGGCTTTTTTGATTTGAGGGTTTTCTTGAACCCTCTCTTTAACCTCATCAAGCATATCTTCGATGGTATACAAACGAGCATCATTGTATTTGTCTGAAAGCTTAATTAGGTTAGACATTAGCAAACCTACTCTTCGCCTTAAGTTGACTCCAATTTCCAAAATTCACCACGTTGTCATACTCTTCATCCTCTTCAAGAGGAAAGCCCATGGGAGCATAGCACTCACACTTCTCATCCCTTATTCGACTTGCAGCGTCTAAACAGTCATCGTGGGAGGCGTATGGGAACAAAAGATACTCCTCCTCAAGGAACTCTTTGATAAGGTCTCGTCCATCAGTTTCAGAAGGGAGGACTTCAGGGAGGTAGACCTTATCATCTTCGAATAAGCCGATGAGCTTCCTAATACGATCTTCTTTTTTAAGAGTGCCTCCCATGGGCTCAATAGAGAAATAGATGCCATCAGAACGCATCTTAGATTCAAAGTATTGGATGTCAACTTGCATTCCATATTGCTCATAGTAGACCTTGATGATATGGGGGTATTTCATCATAAAGCGTTTGAGAGTTCTCCACCTATCATAGATATTCAAACGCTCTCTGATAAGGTCTATAAGGAAGTAATTTCCAAGAGGATCAAGGCCCCATAGCCACATGACAGTAAAGTCCGACCCCTTTTTCTTAGCATTAGCAGGATCAACAAAGAGATAATAATTCATAGCCTGATTAGGCAACTGTCGATAGTACCTCAGCCAACCTCTTTTAAACTCCTGGGCCTCCTCTGCGACTGGGTCCAAAAGCATCTGGCAGTTGTAGATGTAAGTATTCCCATCACACACTACCTTCTTAAATTCATCCAATTCTCCTTGCGTCAAAAAAACACTGATTCCATTCTCTACCCCTTTTCTCACCCGTACTTCCCATGCCCCTGAGGAGATCATCTTAGCATATTGATCTGCAAAGTGGTAACGTGTGCCCACGGCCCATACTATACCACCTCTTGCACCCAAGAACTGAGAGAGTTTGAAAGCATCGTCTGTCTTTTTGATCTGTTCGGGAGTGGTTACTGAGTCCTTGGTGACTACATCATCATAGTCCCGGATGGTGTAATGGCGGGAGGTGGGCATGCCGTCGACCAAGCCCCAGGCTTCAATAGAGGATTCGTTGTAAACCCCCTTCCTTTTGATAATAATCCCATCATCAAGAGACCATTTAGGAGATTGATTCTTAGGGTCTGAATAAAGAGCATCAGGGAATAGGAGCTTTAAGAGCTCGTTGGTTTCAAAGGTGAGCTTAATGCGGTGAAGAAAAGCTTTGGCTATGCCGCGAGTATGGGAGAAGATGCAGATCCGTTCCTCGGAGTTGAGGAGAAGCTTTTGGATGATTAGACCATAGGTGAGGATAGTGGACTTGAAATGCTCCCGAGACCAGAGGTCTAAGGTTCTATCATGATTCTCTTCAACCTCTCTAATCCGAGCTACAATCCATGGATGATTAATGGCCTCTACGCCTAAGACAAAGTAGAGGAGAAAAAAGAGATCAGTTTGACAAAGCCTTCGAGCCTCAGTGGCTATCTTATCGGGTTGATTATAGAGCGAATAGGCCATGAATTGATCACAGATAGAGCTATAGTCATTCTTGTAATCGGCTCCTTCTTGAGGACTAAATGAGAGTGTGAAGGTCATATCACAATCCGAACTTCTTCTTAAGATCTTCAATCACCATAACAGGCATATCTCTAAGACCCAATTTTTCAGCAACCATAGCTCTATGCCTACCTTCTTGTTCCCCATACATTCTATCAAGTACAGGCATGGGCATCTTTTCACCAGCTTGAGCCCTTTGAGTATACTTACCTACTGTGGTTGTGTCTACTGCTCTCAGCTCCTGCTCTATACTTTTAGTACCACGACCTTCAAGTTTGAGTAGGTTCCTAATATAATCCATAGGTCCCATGATTTCAATGCTGACATTACGACCCTTCTTACTTGCATGGTATCCAGCATTTGTGAGCATATTATCATACATGGGCATATCGGTCGTTTCAGTATTAAAATAGTTCTTCCATTTCATCTTTGGATCACTACCAAGAAATCCACTTAAGAAGAGTCCCATACCACTACCCATGCCTCCTACCAAATCTGTCCCACTCGGAGCAGCTTCTCTCCAATCAAACTCCTGAGCATTAGTCCTCCCTGGCCATGGGCCTACATCCCCAAGAGTCTGTTTCCTATCCTCATAAACCCCTGGGTCCATAAGAGCCAACATTTTTTCCAGACCAGAGAGCATCTCTCTACTCCACCTCTTTCGCCACCGGAAACAT